GCAACGTTGCAGCAGCCGCACGCGACTACGCATTGTCAAAGCAAAGCGCATTGCAAGCAGCTGCCGGTTCAGGTGGCGATACAAATACCGAAAACACGCCTGGCCTCTTGAGCCAAATCGTGCTCGGGCCTGTGTTTGCGGATCTTAACTACATCCGTCCTGTAGTTTCAGCCGTTGGTGCTCGCGCAATGCCAGACGGTGGCAACCAAAAAACATTTATTCGTCCAACATGGACAACGCACACTTCGGTTGCATCACAGGCAAGTGAACTTGCTGCAGTATCGGCAACTAGCCCCCAGATTGCCTCGAATGTGGTCAGCAAGACAACCCTATCGGGCCAGGTGACCCTCTCGGTACAGGATGTCGATTTTACGAGCCCTGCATCAATGGAAATCATTTTGCGTGACCTCGCAGGACAATACTTGTTGGAAAGCGACAACGTTGCAGCCGATGCGATCACTTCAGGTGCATCAGCATCAGGTTCAACTTGGACTTACAACAACACCGACCCATCAACCTTGTTTGCAGCGCTTTACGATGCAGCAACCGACATCTTGACCGCAAGCAACTTTTTGCCTGACCACATTTTCGTGTCACCAAACGTGTGGAAGTTGATGGGCCAGCAAATGGACGCAGACAACCGTTCAGTATTTCCATACGCTGGCGCTGCCGGTCTCATGGGCGTAAACGCTGCAGGAACCGCAAACATCACACAGCTCAACACGTTCAACCCATTCGGTTTGAACCTTGTTGCCGATCGCAACTTTGCTGCAAACACAATGGTTGTTGCAAAAGCATCAGCAATTGAGTTCTACGAGCAGGTACGTGGCTTGATGTCAGTAGAAGCACCATCCACACTTGGACGCGTGTTCTCCTACTACGGATACGTTGCAACCTTTATCGCAGACAGCGATCTCGTCAAGTCCATCACCGTCAGCCCTTGATTCGAAAGGTAGGCCCTAGTAATGGCCACCTATTCGGTCACTAACAAGTACCTAATTGACAACTACGCCGTACTGCAACTCCTAACCCCCAGCGAGATTGCAGTCGGCCAGTCAATTACGGTCGCAGGCGTTGACGCCACATTCAACGGCACCTACACGGTGCGCGCATTGCCACAGTATTTGTACATTGGCGTTGACAGCCAGGGCGACCTGCTGTACGACTATCAGTTGCCTATCGCTAATCAAGTGCTTTACGCCAAAACCGCTGACGATGTTGAGCGTGTCGCCGCGTCTGGCACCGTGTCCTACGCTCCAGTTTGCACATGGGTAACAGCCTCGGACGTTATGACTTACCTTGGCATTACCATTGCTAACCCGTCAGACGATTACACGCTGTTGACGCAATCCGTGTCGGCAGGCAACCAGTTCTGTTATCGCAGGCGTCAGGAGAGCGGCTATATCGACTCTCTAACGACCTCACCAGGCGGAGACGCAACATTAGGCACTTTGATGTATTGCGCCGCTCTATGGCGCTCCAGAGGGTCAATAGAGGCAACCTACGCCACGTTTGACGGCATGGGCTCGGCACCACAGCAAAGCCTGACTCCGATTGTCAAGCAGCTGCTTGGCATCCCACGTCCAGCGGTTGCCTAATGGCTTACACCGACCTGTTCAACGAAGCGATTGATGATGTCACGGCAACGCTGACCGCTGTGTCTGGACTCCGCGTAACAAATGACCCAACAAAGTTAATTCCCAATTCGGTCTATCTAGAAGCCCCAAGTTTTACAACATTCGCTGGTAACGGCAACGTTGTTCGCATGGAGTTTCCAATCAAAGTTATTGGCTCTGGGCCTGCAGGTCTGCCGGTACTTCGATCAATCTTGAGCATCGTGGCAAGCGTGCTTGGCTCATCAATAATCGTTATAAGTGGTCGTCCGTCAAGCCTTGAAATAGGTGGCGCGCTATACCCGTGCTACGACCTTGAATGCGCTATCCAAGCCCAAACTTCGTAATCCACTACAAGCGAACATAAATAATCTAATATCAGAACAGAACTAAGGAGCAACACACATGGCTAGCGCAACATACCTCTCGAACCCAGTCCTCACAATTAACAGCGTTGATTTGACCGACATGTGCACCGCAGCGACATTGACCTACCTGGTTGAAGCGCTCGAAGACACCGCATTTGGCACCAACTCACGCAGTTACACAGCAGGCCTTGCCAACAACGAAGTGACCTTGACGATGTACGCATCATTTGCAGCAACCGAAACTTACGCAACATTGCAACCACTTGTTGGCACAAAAACCACAATCACGCTGCAACCAGCATCAGGTGCCGAATCAGCAACCAACCCAAAGTTCACCTTGACTGATTGCTACCTTGAATCATTGCCAATTATCAACGCATCCCTTGGCGAGTTGTCAACCTATGACCTCACGTTCATGGGTGGCGCGTTGACGATTGACACCACCGTATAAACAACGGCTCCAAGCCGACATAGGAGAAACATGAAAATCAAGTTGCAGTTAAAGCGCACGCCTGACAGCGCGCCCGAGTACTACTACACCAACCTGTTTGTGGTTACCGAATGGGAACGGCTTGAGCGTCGCAACATTCAGCAACTATCAACTCAACCGCTGTACAGCGATTACTGCTGTTGGATGCACACAATCTTAAAACTTAAAGGTGAGCAAGTCGGCGACAACTGGCGTGAATGGATTAGCAAAAACCCAGAGCTGGAGATTATTCCGGTATTGGACGAGACTGACCCAAACCCTACGGACGCGGCACCTACCGCCGCCAACTAGCAGAAATACTGGTTGCGGTCGGTTGGTGGCCTAGCAACATTGTGTTTGACGCTCGAGACATAGCAACGGTCATTAAAGTGCTTAACGACGCAAACAAAAAAAGAAGGTAATCATGCCAGCAAGAGGTTTTGTAGAGCAAGGGCGCGGCATTGAAGCAACTGTGCAAGTGGCTGGAATCAAGGATGCTCTAAAAACCCTTAACAAAATTGACAAATCTTTACGTCGAGAAATTACCCGTGATTACAAAATGATTGTGCAGAACGTTATTGACGACGCATATCAGGCGATTCCGTTAAAAGAACCTTTGAGCGGTTGGTCGCGTAAATGGGCTCCGAAAGAATTTGAGATTTTTCCTTGGAGTAATAACAACCAGGTTAAAGCAATGATTAACACTAAAAAAGTTAAAGAATACGCAGGTCAGAATGTGAACCTTGCGACCTTTGTAGTCAAATGGCTTAACCCAGACGCTGGCTTGTTTGACTTTTTGACCGACGGCATAATGGGCTCTCGTCTGAACGCCAAGTTTGGCCAACCGTCCCGAGTAATGTGGAAAGCATGGGAACGCAACAAGGACGACGTCAATCAACGAATGACCGACCTTGTGAAGCGCGTCATGGATAAGACCTCGCAGGAGTTGATGTAATGGCTGTAGTACTACCTATCATCTCCGAGTTTGACGGCAAAGGCATTAAAAAGGCTATTGCACAATTTAAGCAACTAGAAACAACATCAGAGAAAGCCCAGTTTGCAATCAAAAAAGCGGCGGTGCCGGCAGCTGCGGCCCTTGGCGGTTTGGCTGTTGCCCTTGGCGACGCAACTAAGGCCGCAATGGAAGATCAGCAGGAGCAGGCGGCGTTAGCGCTTACTTTGCAGAATGTTACTGGCGCTGGCAAAGCCCAAACTGCCCAAATTGAAGATCAAATCAGCGCAATGAGTCGAGCGTCTGGCATTGCTGACACCGAATACCGCAAGAGCCTTGAGGCTTTGGTGCGCGGTACAAAAGATGTTGATCTTGCCATGAAAGACATGAACTTGGTCATGGACATCAGCACAGCGCTACAGATGGATTCAAGCACCGTTGCTGACGCGCTCGCTAAGGCATATCAGGGCAACTTTAAGGCGCTCCGATCATTGACCCCAGAGATGGCAACAATGATCAAAGAAGGAGCAAGCCTGAACGAAATCATGGACGTGCTCGGCGGAACGTTTGGCGGTGCTACTGCAAAAAGCGCCGAAACCGCTGCAGGCAAAATGAAAATTCTTAAAAACTCAATCGGCGAAACTAAAGAGTCAATTGGTGCCGCGCTGTTGCCTGTGCTTCAAGCCGTGCTACCTGTGCTCAACAAGTTTGCTGCATGGGCACAAGACAACCCAAAAGCATTCCTGTTTATTGCTGGCGCTATCGGCGCGGTCGCCGCCGCAATCGTGGCCACAAACATCGCTATGGCACTCAACCCGTTCAGCCTGATTGCTGCCGGCATAGCGTTGCTGATTGTTGGTTTAGTTGCGGCTTACAACAAATTCGAATGGTTTCGTGACGGCATAAACGCGATTGTTAACACGATTACAGGATTTTTTGCTGGCATGGTCAATGCTGCTATCGGCGCGGTCAACGCAATTATTAGCGCATATAACGCCATTCCATTGCTACCAAACATTCCAAAAGCACCAACAATCAGCGTGCCAAAACTTGGTGGTAGTGCGACAACCGCTCGACCAGCTGCAGGGCGTTTTGGCATTCCGCGCATGGCTGAAGGCGGCATCGTGTCAAGCCCAACATTGGCGCTGATCGGTGAGGCAGGCCCAGAAGCCGTCGTGCCACTAGATCGCATGGCCACAGGCGGCGGTGTCACTATCAATGTGACTGGCGGCCTTGCCACAAGCGCCGAAATCGGTGAATCCGTTGTTAATGCGTTGCGCGCCTATTCACGGAGTGCAGGGCCGTTGGCTCTGAACATTGCCTAATGCCTGGAGTTGCGGTTGTCAATTCAGGTAACTATGACCTGCAAATAGAAACAGGTTTTATTGTTAACTCGTTCACGCTAGACAACGTGACATCGGGAGTTCTTGACAACACGTTTTTTGTGCTTGACGGCAACACCGAATACGCCGACGTAATGGCTGATTGTACGCAGGTCAATGTTAGGCGCGGTCGCCGTGACATAGGCGATCAGTTCAGCGCAGGCACAATGACATTTACGATTAGAGACGTTGACGGCATTTTTAACCCGTTTGACAACAACAGCCCCTATTACGACACGCCGCAATCTAAGCCTGGGCTTGCACCTATGCGTAAAGTGCAGCTCATTCGCTATGACCAAACCGACACCCCCGAATATTTGTTTTCGGGTTATGTCGTCAATTACGACTACAACTTTGCTTTGGGCGGTTTGGACACCGTAACGGTTTATTGCGCTGACCAGTTTTATCTGTTAGCACAAACCTATTTAGATGAACTTAACGTCACCGCTGAAACATCAGGCGAACGCATAGAAACAATCCTTGACTTGCCAGAAGTTGATTTCCCTGCCCTGCAACGCAACATTGCTACAGGAACAGTAAACCTCGGCCATGACAGCGCCTACACAATTCCTGCCGGAACGAACGTGCTGCAATACATAACGCAAATCAACGAAACCGCCGAGTTTGGGCGTGTGTTTATGTCGAGGGACGGCACGCTTACTTTTCAAGAACGAATTGGCACAACGTTGTCACCGCCAGTAGCCAACTTTAACGACGACGGCACAGGCACAAAATACGACGGTCTGGGCATCTCATTTGAGGCAGACGCGGTAATCAACCGATCAGTTGTTACGGGTTTAGATGGCGATAGTTACACAGCTACAAACTCTGGCTCAATCGCTTTGTATTTTATCCAAACGTCAAGCATCCTAAACAGTTTGTTGCATGATGCAACCGAGATCCAAGAAGCGGCTCTCTACCTACTTAACCCGTTGCCAGAACCACGGTTTACATCAGTCGAAACCAAGTTTCTAATGTTGACCGATGCTGAAAAGGACACGCTGGCAACCATTGAAATAGGTGACACGATCGGCATTGAAAAAACATTCCCCAGCGGTGCCGGCACAACCCAATTAACCCAAGATTTAAGCGTAGAAGGCATCGAGCATTATTTGGACTTTGCCACAGGCCACAGGGTCTTATATTCAACAGCCCCGACAACCATCTTGTACGACCTTATTTTAGATGACTTGTTGTATGGCACACTTGACACCGTAAATGCTTTAGGATAGGAGACACTATGGCAACACCAACTACACTTCCAGCAACTTTTGTTGCAGGCGATGTTCTTACAGCTGCACAGATGAATAATTTGCGTGGCGCTTTTCGCGTTTTGCAAGTTGTGCAGGGAACTTTAGGCACAATTGCTACAAACAATTCATCTACCCAAGCAGATACCGGTTTATCGGTTTCAATTACGCCACAAGCAACCACTAATAAGGTTTTAGTTACTGTTTCAATTCAATGGCAAAAATCTGGCGCAAACTCGGGTAACGGCCTCAATCTGTATCTCGTCAGAAACTCGACAACCATTACGCAATATGGTTTGATTGGCTACACAGGAACGGCTTTACAGAATATCGGAAGTGCTTGCATAACATTTTTAGATAGCCCTTCAACAACATCAGCAACAACATATAAATTGCAATTCTCCAACAATTTCAATGGCGGTTCAATTTATGTTTCGTCAGACGGTTCAACCTCAACAATCGTTGCACAGGAAATATCAGCATGACAACAGATAACGAAGTATTTGCTTTGATCCAGATTTTGACCGACGCGGGTTTTGATAATGGTTGGGCATTGAACGGAACACAACTTGTATTGTGGGAACACGAAGAAGACCCACCGAAACCACTAACACGCCCTAAAGCATGATTAAATGGATACTCAAATTGTGGTGGCTCTTATCGGTGGTGGCTTCCTTGTATTGGTGGCGCTTATTGGCAAAATCGGCAGCGACAACAAAAAAGACCACGGCCAAGTACACCAAACCTTGGGTCGAATAGAACAAAAGATTGACAACCATGTTGAAAATCACCAATAAAGACAAAGCAATGCTCGCCAGTTATGCGCGCTCACTTATTGGCGCACTTATCGCCGTTTACTCGACTGGCGCAACAGACCCACGTGATTATGCAAAAGGTGCAATCGCAGCAATCATCCCACCAATTATGCGTTGGGTAAACAAAAACGATCAGGCGTTCGGGCGTGGCAACAACCAAAGCTAACCCCAACGCACGGCCATACACAGGCAACAGCGACGGCCCATCAGAAGGCCCACGTGCCGGCATGAACGAATGGATTAAACAAGCGATCGCAGCATCAAATAACGCTGTGTGGAATAACGGGTCTTGGGGTGTGCGTGACATGCGCGGCAAAACTGGCTCATTGTCAGTTCATGCCACGGGCAGAGCTGTTGACTTGTCGTATCGCAAAAGCGAAAGACGACCAAAAGCAAACCGTAAAGGCGCGGTGTCGTTTATTGACGTTGTAGTGGCTAACGCAAACACGCTCGGCGTTGAATGCATACTCGACTATTTTCCTAGGCCGTACGGGCGCGCATGGCGCTGTGATCGTCAAGCATGGAAGAAATACAGCAAGCCAACAATTCACGGGGCACCAGGCGGCGATTGGTTTCACATTGAGATCACACCACAGGCCGCCGACTCGGTAATCTTTGTAAAAGCCGCATTTTTAAAGGTGTTTGGGGAAATCCCACCTAAGGCTTGATCTATGTTCTAGGGTCGGAGTACCGACAAAAGGACAGGCAATGACTGACCCACAGATAGTTGATTACAGCGTCTATACAGGAGTGATGGACAACGGCCAAGAAATCTTGGTGCAGATATTTTCTAGCCCAGAGTCGGGCAAGTTCCTTATGGGACAAATCGCATTCAGATCGCACGCATCCAGTTGGGGCGTGCCTATACCTTTGGAGAAACGATGAACTATTTCGCAGAAAAAATCATAGGGCTAGTACTTTGTACCGTTTTCGGTTTTACGGTCGCTGTAGGGGCTCCTGACGCGTCTGGTAGCCCGTCTGGGACTATCGCCCTAGCGCCATATTTGCTAGAACCAAGCACCACGACATCCAGCACGTCGTCCACAATTTACATTGACCCGTACACGTCAGCTTGTGAGCAATTTAGCGCGCTAGGCGTAAACCTTGGTTGGCCTGCCGATCAGCGCACCGTGCTCGAATCCGTCATGTTCCGCGAATCACGCTGCACACCAAACGCGGTCAACAGCAAAGACCCAAACGGTGGGTCACGTGGGCTTATGCAAATCAACGGATTCTGGACACCATGGTTGATTGATGCCGGCATCATTACTAGCCCAGAAAACTTGTTACAGGCTGATGTTAATTTGCGCGCAGCGTTAGCAATTTACAATTACGGCGTTGACAAACACGGTTACGGCTGGGGGCCATGGAGTGCAACAAAATGAGCGAAGGTAGCGCATGGAATCAAGGCGAACTTACAGAAGAAACCCGACGAATGGTATTGGAGCGCACAGAAATGGTCAACCACAGCATGGCAATATTTAATTTGATTGACGAGATTGCAAACGTCAGCACAAACCCGCACGCAAGCATTATCCAACGTCTAAAGACAATGAAAAACCAGTTGTCATTAGAAGACCCGATGCCGCTCTACGATGTGACTACACTCGACTTAGCAATCAAAGCACTACAAGCACATTCCTAACCGACACAGGAGATTCCGACAATGAAAACCTGCACAATTTGCAAAGGCTCAATTGCTTACCCAGACATACAAGGCAAAACACATTTCGTATGTGACGGCCGTGTACCGGCAAGAAAACATGCGCCATTTGTTCAAGGCATGTTGGCGTCACAGTCGTCTGCTGATGCGCGTTGGACACGCGACGAACAAAACAAAGTTGACGCAGCGATTTTGCACGTTGCGCGCACTAAAGGATTCTTTACATCTGACGACATTTGGCAACACTTAGGCGACCAGTTTCCTGTTACCAAGGGCATTGCTGGACGGTTAAATGCAGCTGCGCGTCGTGGGATTATCCGCAATACAGGCGAACTGGCATACGCACAGCGCGGTGGCGCACATGACCATGCACAACGTTTAAGCGTGTGGGCAGGCATCTAATGGGCTTTGATCTAAGCAACTACGAAACAGTCGAGCAACGCTTAGTGCGTTGGTGGGCTGCATACCCGAACGGGCGCGTGTACACGATGATGATGAACTACACAGGTGACGCGTGCGTGTTCTATTGCGAACTGTACGCCGACAAAGAAGACAAGGTGCCAGTCGCTACGGGTTACGCAGAAGAAATTAAAAGCGACCGCGGTGTCAATGCCACGTCGTTTGTAGAGAATTGTGAAACGAGCGCGATTGGTCGCGCCATTGCTAACTGCCCTTTGCAGGCGCCTGCTAGTGGCCCTAGACCGTCACGTAATGAAATGCAAAAGGTCGAGCGCTTAACGACACCGCCGCAACCACTAACGCACACACCCTCTGGCGCGTTTGCCACACCTAAGCAGATTGGCTACATCAAGAAACTTGCTAAGGATGCCGGCATGGATGATCTTCGATTATTGGAGTTAATACAGCGCGAACTAAATAGCGACGAAGCGGTTTTGGAACTATTGAAATCACATGAAGCAAGCAGAATTATTGAGGTGTTGAAATGATGTGGTTTGTGTGGGCAAACCTTGTAGGAATTTTGCTCGGTTTGATGTTGACGCTGTTTGTAAGCATGTTTGATGACCCTCGCAGGGTCGCTGGACGAAAAAGGGGTAAGCAATGACGTTGGAAGAAATGATTAGCGCGGTTGAA